GCCCGCAACCTACAGGCGAGATTCCCCCATGATTGCCACCCGCCGTTCCTCTGCTTCCCCCGTGCTGGCCACCATGGCCAAGGTGGAACCTTTCACCACCGCCGAGGAGGCGTGGTTCTGGACCATGGCGGCCCTCGTGGCGCGCCGCGACGGCGCCCGCATCGTCGCCGGGGCAGGCCGGGTGCAGCGCCCCTGCGAGCCGGACGATGTGGTGAAGTGCCTCGATCGGCTGTACCGGCAGCGGCGAATCGACCTGGCGCATGCCCGGATCATGCGCATCTGGGGCGAGCGGGGTGAGGCGCCGAACCCGCGCTACGCCGGGGAGAAGGGCGACTGGCGTCTGTGGAACGAGGCCATGAAGCGGCTCGACTGGCCGCTGCGCATAAAGGGAATCGTGGTCGGGCCCATCATGCCGCTGCCGGCGGAAGAGGGCGTGGTGGTGTCGCTGCAGGTGCGGGGGATGGAGTGAGCGGAGCGGCGGAGCAGGGCCGGGCGGTGCCGCGCATCGCGCTGCGCCACACCCTGGCCGAGGGGGAGCAAAAGCTCTGGATCGGCTTTGGCGGGCGGGCGGACCGCTTCTGGCTGCGGCTGCTGCGGCCGGGCTTCCGGCACTGCTTCGCGGCGCTAGAGGATGCGCGGGGCTGGACGGTGGTGGAACCGCTCTCCGGCCGACTGATGGTGGCGCGGCTCGACGTCCCGGCGGGATTCGACCTGCCAGGCTTCTATCGGCGCGCTGGGTTGGCGGTGCTGGGACCATTCCAGCCGGGAGCGCCTTTCTGCGCAGATCTTCCGGGGCTGCTTCCCTATTCCTGTGTGGCGGTCTGCCGCGCGCTGCTCGGTCATGGCGCGCCTTTCGCGTTGACTCCCTGGGCCTTGTTTCGCCGGCTGCAGAAACTCATGGTTGCAGGAAAAAATTCCTTGACGGCGCCGACAACAATCGGTAAGAAGGCTCTCGTCAACGGGTGAGTTGCGCCCGCTGATATCCTCCCGATCCCCCGAACACTGCGCGGGCCCGTCCGAACTATCCGGACGGGCCCGCGGCTTTTTGGGGCGGTCGGCTTCGCCGAACCGTAAAGGAGCCGCACGCGCATGGGTGGCCTGTTCCGTGCCCCGAAGCCGGTGGTCGTGACCACGACCGAGCCGGTCGCTTCCCCGCCCGCCGGCCCGACCCCCGAGGTCGCCGAGCAGACTGCCCGGCAGCAGAATCAGGAACGCTCCCGCCGTGGCCTCGCGGGCACCATCGCGACCTCGGCGCGCGGCGTGCTGGAGCCGTTGCCGGCCGGCTTGGCGGGCGCCCGCAAGACGCTGCTGGGGGATTGAGGCGGATGACCCTCTCCCCCGATACCATCCTGACGCGCCATGCTGCCGCGCAGGAGCGCCGCCGCCCCTGGGAAAGCGTGTGGCGGGAGTGCTACGACCACGTGCTGAACGGCACGCCCGGCAGTGGCGGCCCGGCCCTTTATGACGCCACCGCGCCCGATGCGGCGGAGCAGCTGGCAGCGAGCCTGCTGGCGGAACTGACCCCGCCCTGGTCGCGCTGGTTCGGTCTGGCGCCGCCGGCCGCCCTGGCACAGGGCCCGGAGGCCGCCGCCGCGGCCGAGGCGCTGGAAGGGGCGGCGGAGACGCTGCAGGGGCACCTCGACCGCTCCAACTTCGCGCTGGAGATGCATCAGGCCTTTCTCGATCTAGTGGTCGCCGGTACCGGCGTGCTGCTGGTCGAGGAGGCGCCGCCCGGGGCGCTTTCGGCGCTCCGCTTCACCGCCGTGCCGCTGCGCGAGGCGGTGTTGGAGGAAGGGCCGAGCGGGCGGCTCGACACCGTCTATCGCTGCGTGGCGCTGGATGTCGCGGCGATCCGGGCGCGCTACCCGGATGCGGAACTGCCGCCGAGCGTGCTGGCGAATGGCGACGAGGACGAGGCGCCGCGCCGGCACCGGGTGGTCGAGGCGGTCTGGCCGGAGCGATGCGGCAGCGGCTACCTCGCCGTGCTGGACCATGATGGCGAGGCGCTGCCGCTGGCTTTCGGCCGTTTCCTGGAGAGTCCCTTCATCGCCTTCCGCTGGATGAAGGTGCCGGGCGAGGTCTATGGCCGTGGTCCGGTGATGAAGGCGCTGCCGGACATCCGCACCGTCAACAAGGTGGTGGAGCTGGTGCTGAAGAACGCCTCCATCGCCGCCACCGGCATTTGGCAGGCGGAGGATGACGGGGTGCTGAACCCCGCCACGGTGCGGCTGGTGCCGGGCGCTATCATTCCGAAGGCGCCAGGCTCCTCCGGACTCACGCCGCTCGCCGCGCCGGGCAATTTCGATGTCTCGCAACTGGTGCTGGACGATCTGCGCGGCCGCATCCGTGCGGCACTGCTGGCTGACCGGCTGGCGGCGCCGAAGGATGCGCGGATGACGGCCACGGAAGTGCTGGAGCGCAGCGCCGAGACGGCGCGGCTGCTCGGCGCGACCTATGGCCGGCTGCAGGCGGAGCTGCTGACGCCGCTGATCGGCCGCTGCCTCAGCATCCTGCGACGCCGCGGCGAGGTGCCGCCGTTGCTGCTGGACGGGCGCGAGGTACGGCTGACCTACCAGTCCCCGCTGGCCCGCGTGCAGGGCCGCGCCGATGCGGCGAACACGCTGCTGTTCCTGCAGGCGGTGGCGGCGCTGGGCCCGCAGGCGGCGGCGCAGCTCGACCTCGCCGCCGCGACCCGACACCTGGCCCGCACGCTCGCCGCGCCGGCCGGGATCCTGAACCCCGTCGAGGAGTGACGCTCCGCATGTCCGAGAACTTGCTTGAAGCCGCGATGGCGGACGGCACCGCGCCGGCGCCGACCGAGGAGATCCCGGAGAAGTTCCGGGACCCCGAGACCGGCGCGCTGCGGGTCGAGGCGCTGCTGCGCTCCTATCGCGAGCTGGAGAAGCGCCTCTCCCAGCGCTTCGCGCCGCCCGGCCCCGATGCGCCGGAGGAGGAGCGCGCGCGGTTCCGCCGTGCCATTGGCGTGCCCGAGACGCCGGACGATTACACGGTGGAGCCGAAGCACGCGCTCTGTGGCTCCGATCCGGAGATCAACAAGCGGCTGCACGAGGCCGGCTTCAACTGCCACCAGGTGCAGCTGGTTTATGATCTCGCGGCGGAGCGGCTGCTGCCGCTGATCGCCGAGGCCGCCGCCGACTATGAGGCCCAGAAGCAGGCCACCCGGCTGGCGCAGGAGTTCGGTGGCGAGGAGCAGTTCCGCCGCCTGGCGCCGCAGATCGCCGCCTGGGGCCGCGCCAATCTGGCGCCGCCGGTCTTCGAGGCGCTCTCCACCACTGCTGAGGGCGTTCTGGCGCTGCACCGGATGATGGCGAAGAGCGAGCCCAGCCTGGCGCGCAATGCCGAGGCGACCGAGGCGCTCGATGAGCAGGCGTTGCGCAAGATGATGCGCGACCCGCGCTACTGGCGCTCGCGCGAGCCGGAATACGTCAAGCGCGTGACCGACGGCTTCAAGCGCCTGTTCGGCCAGGGCTGACGCGGCGGCGGGCCGGGCAGGCCCTGACCCGCCGCGATCCCTCCCGTTTTTCCCGTGGCGCAACCCGCATCGGCGGGCGCTGCGGCGCGCCCATCGCTCCGGCCCCCTGTGGCCAACCGAGGCGATGGGCTGATCCCCTCCCTTCATTCCGCCTCTCCTGAAGGAAATCGGCATGTCCGCTTCCATCGACCAGGTCTTCACGAAGCAGTTCCAGTCCGAGGTGCATGGCGCCTACCAGCGCCAGGGCAGCAAGCTGCGCCCGACGGTGCGCAGCAAGACCGATGTGCGCGGCGCCTCCACCGTCTTCCCGATCGTCGGCCGCGGCATCGCGGCGGCAAAGGCGCGCAACGGCGCGGTGCCGGTGATGAACCTCTCGCATTCCAATGTGGAGTGCTTCCTGCAGGACTATTATGCGGGCGAGTGGATCGATCGGCTCGACGAGCTGAAGACCAATATCGACGAGCGCCAGGTGGTGGCGAGCGCCGGTGCCTATGCGCTGGGCCGCAAGACCGATGAGCTGATCATCGCCGCGCTCGATACCGCGACCAACGAGGCTGTGGGCACGGCGCCGGGCACCGGCGACACCGATGGGCTGACCAAGGCCAAGGTGCTGATGGCCTTCGAGATGCTGGGGGCCGCGGATGTGCCGGATGATGGCAACCGCTTCGCCATCGTCGGCTGGAAGCAGTGGAGCGAACTGCTGCAGATCGAGGAGTTCGCCAATGCCCAGTATGTTGGCGACGACGATCTGCCCTGGAAGGGCACGCAGGTGAAGCGCTGGCTCGGCGCGACCTGGATGCCGCATTCCGGCCTGACCAAGAGCGGTGACCTGCGCTTCTGCTACTTCTACCATAAGACTGCCATCGGTCATGCCGTGGCGCAGGAGGTGGTGACCGACATCACTTGGCACGGCGACCGCGCGGCTTATTTCGTCAACAACATGATGAGCCAGGGCGCGGTGCTGATCGACGGCGCCGGTGTCGTGCGGATGCGCGCGGCGGAGTAGTAAGCCGGCTGGTTTGAGACGTGCGGGGGAAGGAATTCCCCCGCACCCCCATCTTTCTTCTCTCAGTTTGGGGTGGCGCTAAAGGCGGGTGCCTGAACTGACAGAAAAAAGATGGGGGTCTGGGGGAATTCCTTCCCCCAGCCTCCTTTCCACCCTTCCGGGAGTTCCGACCGATGGCGCTGTCCGCCCTCGTCCTCTGCTCGCGCGCGCTGCTGAAGATCGGTGCCCAGCCCATCGCCTCCTTCGATGAAGGCACGGCCGAGGCGGAGGTGGCGGCGCATCTCTACCCTGCCGTGTGCGACGCGCTGCTCTCTGCGCATCCCTGGTCCTTCGCGACCGGGCAGATGGAGCTGCCGCGCCTGCTCGAAACGCCGCATGCCGATTATGCCTACGCCTTTCAGCTGCCGCCGGACTTCCTGCGGGTGCTTTCCGCCGGGGATGGCGGCCGTGGTCGGGGGTTGGACTTCCGGCTGCACGAGAACCGGCTGCATGCCAATGCACCGCAGGTGACGCTGACCTATCTGTTCCGGCCTGCGGAAAGCAGCTTTCCGGCTTTCTTCGCCTCGGCACTGGTGGCGCGGCTGGCTGCGGAGTTCTGCATTCCGCTGACCGAAAGCTCCACCCGGACCGACATGCTTCACCGGCTGGCGGACAGTGAGTTCCGCCGTGCGCGTCTGGCGGACAGCCAGCAGCAGACCGCGCGCGCACTGGAGGATTTTCCGCTGATCGCGGCGAGGGGGTGAGCGATGGCCGGGGACCGCAGCACCAAGACGAGCTTCACCGCCGGCGAGCTGAATGACCAGCTGCTCGGCCGTGGCGACCTGCGCGCCTTCGAGAACGGCGCGCGGCGGCTGCGCAATGTGTTCATCCAGCCAACCGGCGGCGTGACGCGCCGGCCGGGGCTTCGCCACGTCGCCATGTTGCCCGGAGCGGCGCGGCTCGTCGCCTTCGAATTCAACACTGAGCAGACCTATCTTCTGGTGCTGACGCATCAGCGCCTGCAGGTCTTCATGGGCGACACGGAGGTAGCGAGCCTGGGCGCGCCTTGGACGAGCGGGATGCTCGACCAGATCGCCTATACGCAGAGCGCCGATACTCTGCTGCTGCTGCACCCGGAGATGCCGCCGCAGCGGGTGACGAGGAGCAGCCATACGGCCTGGAGCATCGGCTCCTGGCCCTGGGTTGCGGAACCGTTCTACCGCTTTGCCACGCCGGACGTGACCCTCGCCGCCAGCGGCACCACGGGCAATGTGACGTTGACGGCGAGCGCCGCCATCTTCCAGACGGGGCATGCCGGCGTGCGGCTGCGACTGAATGGAAGGCACCTTCGCATTACCGCCGTGCTGTCGGGCACCAGCGCCCTTGCGGATGTGCAGGAGGCGCTGGTGGATACCGCACCGAGCAGCGACTGGGACGAGGCGGCGCTCAGCGCGGTGCGCGGCTGGCCGGTCTGCGCCTGCTTCCACCAGGACCGCCTGGTGCTGGGTGGCTCGCGCGACCTGCCGAACCGGCTCTGGCTGTCGCGCTCGGGCGATCTCTACAACTTCGGTCTCGGGACGGGCCTGGATGACGAGGCGATCGAGTTCGGCCTGCTGTCGGATCAGGTGAATGCCATCCGCGCGGTCTTCTCGGGGCGGCATCTGCAGGTCTTCACCTCGGGGGCTGAGTGGATGGTCACCGGCGACCCGATGACGCCGGCCTCCATCCAGCTGCACCGGCAGACGCGCATCGGCTCGCCGCTGACGCGCATCATCCCGCCGGTGGACGTGGATGGCAGCACCATCTTCGTCGCGCGATCCGGGCGCGCGGTGCATGAATACGCCTATACCGACGTGCAGCAGGCCTATCAGGCGAATGACCTGGCCCTGGTGGCGCGGCACCTCATCGCGACGCCCGTCTCCATGGCCTACGACCAGACACGGCGGCTGCTGCACGTGGCGATGGGCGATGGCTGGCTGGCCACGCTGACGCTCTACCGCGCCGAGGAGGTCACGGCCTGGACGCGGCAGGACACCGACGGCTTCTTCCGTGCGCTGGCCGAAATCGATGGCACCGTCTGGTGCGCCGTCGAGCGGGACGGGGGAATGCGGCTGGAGCGTTTCGATGACGGACTTGCAGTGGATGCGGGGCTCACCGGCAACGATACGCTGGAGCGGACCCACTGGGGCGGGCTCGATCATTTGGCTGGCCGCAACGTGCAGGTGGTGGCAGATGGCGCACCGCGCGGCAGCGCGACCGTTGTGAATGGCGGGGTGACCATCGAGCCGGGGGCCCTCGCCGTGCAGGTGGGGCTTGGCTACAGCCATGTCATCGAGCCGCTGCCGCCGCAACTGCTGAGTGCGGGCGGCGCGCGCAGCGGGCCGCTGCGGCTGCTTTCCGTCGGTTTCAGGCTGCTGGAGACGGCGGTCCTGACGGTGGACCTCGGGCGTGGCCCGCAGCCGGTGCCGTTCCGCCGCATGGATACGCCGATGCTGGACGCCGCCCCGCCGCGCTTCACAGGCGACGTCACGCTGCGTGCCTTCGGCTGGCGGCGCGACACCATGCTGCCGCTCTGGCGCATCGAGGGCGACACGCCTTTGCCGCTCACGCTGCTTTCCGTCACGACCGAGACGAGGATGACGAACTGATGGCCCAGCTTGCTCCCATTGCCACCCTGGTCGGCACGGGTGCCTCTCTCTATGGCACGGTGCGCCAGGGCCAGGCGCAGGCCGCCCAGGCCAAGGCACAGCAGCAGCAGGAGGCGACATCTCTAGCCGCTCGCCAGCAGCAGCTGGCCGCGCAACAGGAGGCCGAGGCGCGCAGCCGGCAGGATCAGCTGGAGCGCACTGTCGCCTCGACCCGGGCGCGCCTCGCCGCCTCGGGCGTGAGCCCCGACCAGGGCTCGGCGGCCGCGATCACCACCGGGCTGCGGCGCGATGCCGCGGAGGCAGCCGCCGACAGCAATGAAGCCTATACCGCGCGCATGTCGGCAGGGCGCTCTTCGCTGCTCAACAGTGACGGCTCGCTGACCACCTGGCTGCGCGCCGGCAACAGCTTCGGCGGCGCCCTGCGGTCCCTACTCGAATAGCGCGACCACGAGGCGGCGACCCGTCTCTTCATCACCGGCTGAGGGCATCTCCCGCGCGAAGGGGCGGGGGATGCCATTGTGCGCCTGCCTGGCCGTCCCGTTCCCCTTCCACATGAGAGATCCGCATGGCCGAGCATATCCGCATCGGCGACGTCGCGCCGCGTGTGCACTACGTGGCGGACGGCGCGCAGACCGTCTTCATCTATCCCTTCCCGATCTTCGAGAGCGCCGATCTCGAGGTCCGTCTGGACGGGCTGGTGCAGTATGACGGCTTCACCGTCACCGGGGCGGGCAGGTCGAGTGGCGGTACGGTGGTCTTCGCCGTGCCGCCGGCGGCCGGCCGGCAGTTGCTGATGCGGCGCGTTCTGCTGATCGAGCGCGTCACCGACTTCCAGCCGAATGGCGTGCTGCGCGCCAACACGCTGAACGACGAGATGGACCGGCAGGTCGCGGCGCTGCAGGAGATGCGCGAGAACCTGGCCGGCGCCATCCGGGCCGATCCTGGCGATGCGCCGGCGAGCCTGGTCCTGCCGCAGCGCGGTGGGCGCGCGAACCGGCTGCTGGGCTTCGACAGCCTCGGCAACGTGACCGCGATCCCACGCGACCCGGTGCTGATGGCGCCTTTCGGCGGGGCCATTCCCCGCACCGTGGAAGACAAGCTGGCCGAGCGCCTTTCGGCGCGCGACTTTGGCGCAACCGGCGACGGCGTCACCGATGACGGGCCGGCCTTGCAGGCGGCGATGAACGCCGCCGCCGCCGCGGGCAAGCATCTCGTCATCGGCGAGGGCAGCCACCGCACCACCATACCGCTGGTGCTGCCCGGCGCGGCAGCGGGGCTGACCATGCGCGGCAGCATTCTCTATGCCGGCCCGGGTGGCGTGACGGCCCTGACGGTGGGTGATGGTGCCGCCATGCGAAACCAGGCAAAGCTTTACCAGGGCCTCCGGGTGTTGCGCGCCACCGTCTCCGATTGGCTGGATGAACGCGACATCGGCATCCTGCTGCGCAATCTGGACGCCTCCGTGGTCGAGATCCGGCAGACCGAGGGCTTCACCATCGGCGTGCGCACGGAAGGTGTCGAGGTCGGCTTCGAGGACAGCACGCTCTATCTCGGTCGCTTCGTGAACAACCGAATCGGCCTCGACGTGCACACCGCCACGGCCTCCGCGTGGAACAACTCGGTGCGCTATATCGGCGGGCACTTCGCCAACAGCTCGGCCACCAACCCAACGCGGGACCGCTTCGGCGTGCGCTTCTCCTGCGCGCCGGGCGCCTATCCGCGCCACAATGCGCATTTCTTCACCGGACCCGCCTTCGAGTTGCAGCGGCAGGGTAGCCCCGGGACGGTGGCCGCCATCCCCTTCCTGCTGGAGGCGGGGGATGAGCGCGGCATCATCGCGCGCGGCGTGCGGATGGAGCAGTGCAGCCCCTATGTCGCGCGGCATGCCGGCGGCGCGAATGACTGTCTCTACGAGGTCGTCTATGTCGGCACCTATGCCTTCACCGGTGCCGGCGTGGAATACACCGCGACGGCAACGCGGGCCGGTGGCACCGTGATCCCGCTGCACCAGGCGAGCGCCGCGCAAGGGACGCCACGGCTGGTGGCGGCGGCGGAGAATGTGCGTCGCCGCGCCTTCCGGCAGACCATCGACACGGTGGACGGGGTCGGTTTCGAGCAGATGGCGGTGCTTTCCGGCAATCCGTCCGGACCACCGACGACGCTCACCGGCTTCGCCTTTGCTGGCCTGTCGCAGTTCGCTCTGAATCCAGACAACATCGGCATTCCGACGAGCCGCGCGCTGGCTTTCGTGGTGGATTGCAGCGCCTGCAAGGAGTTCTTCATCGCCGCCGAAGGCTCGGAACTGCGGCCGGTGGTCATGCAGTTCGACACCAACGAGGCGCTGTTGGATGCCGCGAGCCCGGTACTGTTCTCCAATATGAACGCGGCCTGGGCCGGAAGCCCCTCCTACTTCTGGGAGGGCAATGCCGATCTGGATAGCCTGGTGGGCGGGTTCGCCATCAACAAGCTGCAACGTGTCACGCTGCACGATCGCGCGCGCATCGCGGCGATCGGTGTGCGCGGCGGCAGCGCGACCGCCATCCTGAAGGCGCTGCGCCTCTACTGCTCGCCACTGCATGCGCCGACGCTGCTCTACGGCGGCAGCCGCAAATGGGGTACCCGGGAGTACAGCACGACGGACAGCGGCTGGATTGTCCCGAGCCTGGCGGCCGGCGCCAGCGCCACCCGCGACCTTGCCCTGCCGGGTGTGCGCCAGGGTGACTTCGTGCAGGCCAGCTTCGCCAAGTCGACCGGCTTCCAGAGCGGCAGCGTCGTCTTTCATGCGAGCGTCGGGGGCACGGCGGGCGCGGACCAGGTGCGGGTCACGGCACAGAACGTGAGCGGCAGCAATGTCACCGTGGATGCGGGAACGCTCTATGTCCGCGCCTTGAAGCCCAGGGTCTGAACATGGCCACGAAGCTTCATGGGTTCTGGGCGGTGGCGCCATGAGCCGGCGCGAGGTCATGGCGACGGAGGACCTGCAGCCGGCGATCCGCCGTGTGGTCGAGGACTACAACGCCTTCGTCGCGCGCGGGCCCGCGCCCGGCACGCATGACGATGCCAAGGCCTTCGCCGCGCATCATGCGGCGGCGAAGTCGGCGCTCGCACATCTGGAGCATCTGCTGAAGCTCGCCCGTGCCGCCGGCGCGGGTGAGGAAGAAACTGGCCTTGCGCAGGCCGCCGCGTTGCTGCGCCAGGCACGCGGCGCGCTGGCCGCGGAGTCTCTGAGCGAGGAGGAGTGCGAAACCGATGACGGGGCCTCCGGCTGACCTGACGGAGTTCGTCTGGATCTGGAACAACCTGGCGGGGCAGGGCACGCCGGCCGTGCACCGCCGCATCCTGCGCTGGCTGGAGGCGCGACGCGAAGCCGGCGATCGCCGCCTGCTACTGATGGCCTTCCGCGGCTGCGGCAAGTCCACTCTGGTTGGGCTCTATTGCGCTTGGCTGCTGTTCCGCTGGCCGGAGACGCGCATCCTGGTATTGGCGGCGGATCATCCGCTCGCCACCAAGATGGTCGGCACGGTGCGCCGCATCGTCGAGCGGCACCCGCTGTGCCGGCCGCTGGTGCCCGCCTCGCCGGAGGCCTGGGCGGTGGACCGCTTCACCGTCGAGCGCACGGGCGCGCTGCGCGATCCTTCAGTGCTGGCGGCGGGGCTGGGCGGCAACATCACGGGCATGCGCGCCGATGTCATCATCTGCGATGATGTCGAGGTGGCCGGCAATTGCGACACGCCCGGAAAGCGCGTGGAGCTGCGCGAGCGTCTGGCGGAGACGGAGTTCATCCTGACGCCGGGCGGCACGATCCTCTATGTCGGCACGCCGCATTGCGCCGAAAGCCTTTACCTGCACCCGGATGAAGGGGAGGCTTACCTCGCCGGGTACAGTCGGCTGCGCATTCCGCTGCTGGACGGCGCGGGGCGCAGCGCCTGGCCCGAGCGCTTCCCGGTTTCGACGGCGGCGCAGATGCGCGAGCGTGTGGGGCCGATCCATTTCGGGCGGCAGATGATGCTGCGCCCGGTGGCGAGCGGTGCGGCGCGGCTCGATCCGGCGCAGGTCATCCGCTATGAGGAGGAGACCGACTACCAGGAGGTGCAGGGGCGGCCGGTGCTGCGCCTGCTCGGGCGCCGCATGGTTTCGGGCGGCGGCTTCTGGGACCCGGCCTATGGTCGCCCCGGTGCCGGCGATGGCAGCGTGCTGGCCGCCACCTATGCGGATGCCGAGGGCAATTATTACCTGCACCGCCTGGCTTATCTGACGCATGAGCCGGGCGGGGCGGAGGACCCGGCGACACAGCAATGCCAGAAGGTGGCGCGCATCGCGCGGGACCTGCTGCTGCCGGTGCTGCGCGTGGAGACCAATGGCATCGGCCGCTTCCTGCCCGCCATGCTGCGGCGGGAACTGGCGCGCGCCGGCGTGCCCTGCGCCGTTGTCGAGCAGCACAGCCATCGGCCGAAGCAGGAACGCATCCTGACGGCGCTCGATCCGGTGCTGGCGGCGCGGCGACTGCACGCGCATGCGCAGGTGTTCCGTACGCCTTTCCCGACGGAGATGGCGGAGTGGAAGCCCGACACGCCGGGCACGCGGGACGATGCACTGGACGCGCTGGCGGGCTGCCTGCTGGCCGAACCCATGCGCCTGCCCGGCGCGCCGCCGGCGCCGCGCGGCATCGGCTGGCGGGGGCCGGCCTAGAGCAGATCCCGATCAGGCGAAATCGCCTGATCGGGTGAGGATGCTCGTCAAAACAAAAGGCTGGAGCGAGTGACGTGAGCTGAGGCGAACGGAAACTGCTCTGGCGGTGCCCTCGCCTCGGAAATTCTCAAACTGGCTGCAGGAGCATCGAGAGCGAGATCAGGCTTATCGCGCCGGGTGAGGAGCCCGATTTCCTGCCTGACGGTGTGGCGTATCGTCGGTTGGCGGGCTGAGACGCTCAGCCGCACCGGAAGGAGGCTCCAAGTCGAAGAGCGTGAGCGGAAGCAGGGAGGCCAGGAGGCCGGAACGCCCTGCTCTCCCGTCTCAGGCG